CGTTAAACGTATTGACAATGACAGAGAGCGTCATGGCGTTGTTGGTGTCGTCGGTGGCATGTTACAGTTCCTCCCCTGCGTTCAGTTCTTCACACGTCACGTTGTCGATGAAGATTTTTGAGACCCCTTGATCCGAAGGTGTTACCGTCATAAACTGCAAGAAAATCCCGTGGGTGGGTGCGGAACTTTCGTATACCCCGTCCATGTATAACGTAATGCTATGCCGGTACGGTATTGAGCTTACAACGGAAAATATGCGGGTTGCCTTTGGCGTGCCCGCTTGATTTTTTATGTCAACTTTATAACTACCTAGCAATTGAGTTGTCAAAAGGTTTTGCAGTGCAGCATCCCAACTATAGCGAATGAACTTGTTAGTAGCCGTTTGACCTTCGACATACAACTGCGTGTCGCTTATCACAATGCCGGCATTGTCTTCTCCATCAAACGCAAGCTGTAGAATGACGTCGCCGCTGCCTATTGGCTCGGTGCCGTAGCGTTGGGCGGCGATACCCTCTCCCAAAAGCGTGTTCCAGCGGGTAGCCGAACCACTACCATCAACCGATTCAAATCCCCCGTTGAGGAATGGGCCTATCAGTGTCATATTACCACTCCCTTTCTTCACTATCGTGAAACTGTAGTTTATCGCATATGCCTTTGCCGGCACGTGATCGGCGCTTGACGCGCTGATGTCCGTCAGCATCGCGCAATCGGCAATCGTGTAGGTGCTTGTGTCCACTACCTGCAACGCGCCAACCTTGCCAACATACGCCGCAACATCCCCGACAAGATCAGCACATAGCGAATACCACGCATCGCTGTCTGACACGTAGGTCGTAACAGAAAAGCTCACTGACGCCGCGTCGGTTTGCAGCAAGTCTTCGGCGCTCACGGTCAACCGATTGCCGACTGGCTGCATGACCGCCTTGCTGCTGACGTTGCATCCGCACCTGCCATTCAAGGCCCATCCTTGGGCGACGGTGCCGCGCAGCGTGATCCCGTTGTGGACAAGTGTCATTTGTTACCCCGTCTAAGTTCTGCGCGTTGCTCAATCGTCATCATAAATCGCGGCAATAATTGCCACCCGCCGCTTGAACACACGCGATGATTTTCTATCGTGCAATAAATACCGAGGGCGATATACAACCAAACAACAGCCCACCATTGGGCGCGGGCGTCACGTAGGGTTACGCCATTGTGGGTCATGGTCATTGCGCCGCCGCCATTTGTTGCAGCTCTTTGATTTGCGCCCCGTGCTCTTTAGTTATACCGAGCAGGTCGCCGTAAAACGAGACGGCGGTCATCAGCACATCCGTCAAAGTTTTCTTTAAGTCTGTCGCCGCTTGCTCTCGCAAAGCCGCAGTGCGCCCAATTTCTCCCACCACCGTGCCGGTTGACTGATCCGGGTTTGCATACCCAGCCTGTACTTCGGCGCTTACTTTACCCGCCCCCGCGCCAATCAATGCTGCACCCTCCGCCATGCGTTTGGCAATAAAAATAAATGGGGCCGTCGCGTTCTTGATCGCGGCAATGAAGGAGGTCATTTCCGTAACCAGGGTTTCTGCCGTTGTCTTCAGCTTTGCCGGCCATTCCTCAGTCAGGTCTTTGGACACGGGTCCCATCTCTTGCATTTGCCGTTGCCAGGCCGCAAGTTTTGCAGACTCCCGGTCAAGTTGCGCCCGCAATCCGGTGCCATATCCTTCCCCTGCCTGTTCTTTTGCGGTCAGGTCATCAACCAGCTTTTGCTGTTCAGCAATCTTGCCCGCGCCCAGCGCGCGCTTGCGCTCCTTGCCCGCGTTCGCACCAAAGCGCAGCCGCCCAATCATCCCCCCCAGGTCTCCCAGTCCGACCAGCCCGGCAATCGCATTCACGCTCTTGCCAATCGCCGCCGCAAATGCCTGCGCGTTATCCGACCGTAGCATGTCATTCAACGCGGTGGCTACTCTCTTGGTGTTCTCAAAGAGTTCGCCGCCAATAGTCTTGCTCAATTTCCCAAGGCTTTTACGCATCAACTCCCACGGACTGTCCGCAGCCGCCTGCTTTTCCATCTTCCAGCCCAACGCCGCCTTGCTCATAATGAAGGCGAGTTTTTCGCGGGTGGTCGTGAACGTCTTTAGGATGGGCAGGTATCGTTGCAACTGCATAAAGCTGCCCGTCTCTGCCTTGGACAACAGGCGCAAGGCCCCGGCCGCATCAATACCCAGCGCGCGGCCCAACCCGATTGCCGCTTTGGTTGTCTGCTGCAACTTGCCCTCGCCCACGCCGAGCGTGGACGCCAGCCGCATCATTGACAGAATCTGGTCCTCAGTTTGCTTAGTGATGTTTTGGATTTTGTCGGCCCACACGACATACTGCTGAGCGTTCTTCCCGATAGCAATTGACAACTGATCGGTCGCGTTCTTTTGGTCAACGAAGTTCCTGACTGTGCCAGCAAAAAACTTGACCGCGCCGGCAATAGTGCGATAACCCAAATACGCAACGGCCAGCTTTTTCAGTGAAGACGCAACCCCGTTCACGGCGCTTTGTGTTTGCGCCGCCCCGGTGGTCTTCATGTTCAAACTGATATTATTGTCTGGCATTTTCTTTCTCTAAATTGGCAATCGTGTTGCTGACTATGCAGTACCTTTGGACTTCGTCATGGTTCCACTGCCAGGGGTTCACCGGCCATTGCCCCGCATAGATCATGTGGTAGTACGTCCCTACCCATCGCACGGCCCCTGCGGGCGTTACCGCCCTCAAACAGGTGCGCCCGTCCCCGTATGGCTCCTCAAAGGCACAGTGGCCGGGGAACATGCCCCGAGGGCATCCCTTGCATCGCCCGCCGGCGTCAAGGGCATGGCGTGAAAGGCACGCCGCCGCCATCAGTTTTTTGCTTCGGCCTCGCTCACTTCGCTGGCCTCGCGGCTGGCATTCAGCAGTTTAATCGAGGTCTCCGTGTCGATGTTTTCCGCCACCCACAACGGGTCAACGCGCAGCATGGGGATGCCGTCTACCTCGCACATCCTCGGTGGTGGCATCCCTTGAAGCGAGTCCAACACAAAAGGCAGCAACTTGTAAGCACTCCTTACAAGTCCCTCAAAGGTGTTTTCACCCGCATCGGCAATGCTCGCAGCCATCCGCGAATATAAGTACTTGCTCATGTGCCGCAAGACGTACTGCTTGCCAGCAATGTCAACTGTTGTTGTAGAGGTCATGCCGCATTCTCAATTGTGATTTTCCATTCCGCTTCGGCGGCGCCGCGCAGGTCAAGCACGCCTTCCCATGCAACCCAACCATTGTCCTCGACCATATTCAGCGAGATCAATTTCCCCGTTGCAGCAATCATGCTTGACGTTGCGATGGCCAAAGTGCAGGTCTGATTGAGCCGGAAGGCCGCATCCGCCTCCGCATCGTATTGCGAGGAGTTTGCCGCATCGCGGAATTTGTAGCAGGTGAAATTCACTTTTGGCGCCGGGTTGCCAACCCGGGAGAAATACTTCACGCCCTGCAAGGCACCGAGGTCAAGCAAGGGGGCGACCGCATACCCGGGGTCAAGCGTGATCGACTTCCAGCACGCCAGCATGGACACAGGCGACCCCGCGCCATCCGCAAGCGACATGGCATTCACACTGCTGTAAATGGACTTTGTTGGCGCGTATAGCGTGTTCGGCACAAGCGCCGCCGTTTCAGACATGCCCGTGTAGACGCCCGTCAAAGTGATGTCCCAATACGGTACTTCGCCGGCCGCAATCACCAGTTGACAATTGCCGCTGCAACCACGGAATAGCCGGTCGCGGCCGTCCACGTTCACCAAAACGCTGACGGACGTGTTCGCCGTATCGTCCGGAGTGATCGTTTCAACGGTCGATTCCGCCTGCTGTGAAAGACCGCATGCGTTCCAGATGCGGGTCATGGCGGTAATGGACGCGGCCTGCGCCGTGCTCTGTCCGACAATCGCGTACATCTTGCAGGTGATCGTGCCATAGATCGCACCCATAATCAAACCCGCCAAAGGCCGCGTCAGGCTGTTTTGCAGGATGCTGTAGTCCTTGACCTGGGGCTCCAAGGACACATCCAAGTCCCAGCACTCGTAACAATCCGCCGTTGTGACCGTGATGGCGGTGCCTCGCGTGGTCTCTGCTTTGATTCCCAAAATCTTTTTGTTCGCATCAAGTCTCATACTAGTTCCTCAAAAACCTCTGCCGTTACAGACGTCACGAACTCCGCGCCGTCTTCATTGTATTCCACTTTGCTTGTCCGTATCGGGATGCCCATCCGGGCAACCCCCGGCGGCGCGACAATCTTGCACAGCCCTTGTTCTATTGCCGTACGCAGCACGTACGCGTCAATCTTGGCCTTGCCAACATTTCCACCACAATGCAGTCGGCACATCACGTCAACGCTGAATATCTTGCGCGCACTGCATGTGCTGTCTCGTTCAGGTATCTCCCCCCCGCCAATGCTGATTTCATACGATCCGCCATAGCTGGCCTTTGACAGCTTGCGGTCATGCACCGCAATCAGGCCGGCGTCAATGCACACGGCCTCGACGGCCTCAACACACAGCTGATATAAAGGCTTATCAACCATTGCGGTCAAACTCAAAAGATGCGGTTGCGTTGCCTTCCAGGTTGCCGCGCAAAGCAACGCAGGCATACTGGCGCATCGTGTTCACCAACTCAATATACTTGCGCGCGTACATCGAGGCCAATTTCTCAGAATTATCTCCGCTGGAGCGCGTCAAGGCCGTGTAGATTATCTGCAACGACTTCGCTGTCAGCGCCTCGGTATACGTGCCCTCATTGTCATCCAGGTAAATCGGCAGCACGTCCCGGCTTTGCAGGTCACCACACACAGCCCGATATGCCTGCGCTATCTGGCCTTCCCAGCCGCCGAGTGACCACGCATATCCCGACCCCGCCGTGATCGTGGCATCGGTCAGGGTGTCTTTGCTTAAAAACTGATTGGTCGCCCGCAGCCACGCAGGCGACATGATCGAGATTTGCAAGGCGGCATTGCTAGTCACCGACGCCACCCGATAGAAGCCCATCGTCGGGATGTTCAAAACCACCGGCACAACGGGCACGGATACACTTTGCTCGTCTTCTGTGTAGAAAAGGAAATGGCCGGCCACACTTGAAAACGTGGCCGGCAAGGTTGCCCCAACTACCACACCATCATCCCCGCTCTGCCATCCGCACTGCGGAAAGTATGACAAGTGCAGGTCTGGGTGCAAGTCCAGCAAGTCGCGGGTGGTAATTAGTGCGCGGAATGCCATACATCCTTAGGCAGTGCGCCGGGGGGCGTGTTACCGCCCCCCATTGCAGTCTGCTTAGTAGTTCAGGATGGTGATCTTGTTGGTCACGATTGCGGTCGTACTGACCAGCCGCAAGATGACCGTCTCGTTGGGCTTGCAGAAGTTTTCGTAAGTGATCGCGGTCGTGCCCGCAAAGGCAGCATACGACTTCCACGTTGCGCCAACGACATTGGTGGCGGCCCAGAAGGTAGTATTAGTTACGGTGGGCACCAGAAAGTCCACATTGCCCAAGTCAGTCTTGAGGGTGATGTTCGGGCCAGTTGCCACAAACGAGATGCAGCCCGCCGTATTCGCGGCCTCCACGGTGTTCGTGCGGTACGTCCACGCCGTGCCGGTCACGATCTTCGCGCCCAGCATCGGCAAGCACAACGCAACCACCAGTGCCACTGTCATCAATTTGGTCTTCATAACTTCATTCCTTGTTGTTGCGTTGCGTTAGACTGCGCCGTAAAGGATCGTGCCCCACGCGGCATAGCCAACCTTCACATCCGCGATTACGCAGGCTGTCAGTTGCGTGCCGACGCCGTTTGAGCTGTTGTCCATAGGCGACTCCTCGACAAAAATTGTCAAACCGGAGTCTGGGTCAGTTGCCTGCCCCATCGGGTATCCACGGCCAGCAAGTGTCGAACGGAAGCCAACCATCAAAGCCAGCGGGTGCAGACACAAATTGACGGCAGTCGTGCCGGAAGTGAGCCGTTGCTGATCCTCGACGATCTTGAAGCCGAACGCGTTGGGAAGACGGCCAGAGGTCAATGCCTCCTGGCCTGCCGGCCCAAACTCATTGTACTTCAAAGACGGACGCCAGACCTGCCCTTCCTCGCCACCGATCACGGCATACAGATTCGCCATGTCCGAGCACTTCGCATCCCACAAACTCTTGCGCGCCTGCGCCAAGATTGTGATGTCAGGCGATGCGCCGGCCGTGCCGATAGCAGTGTTCGTGAAGTTGCCGGTTGTCACCAAAGCCCATAAGGCGGTGTTGATATTGGTGATGATGGCGGCTGACAGCATCGGCGCATAGACGTTGCGGATCGTGATTTCCGTCGCGGCCTGCGTTAAACGGTCTACCCCAATCGCGCCGGTATACTCGAGGACTGGCGTGAGCGTAACCGCGGTGTCCGTCGGTTGCTGGCCGGTCGGCAGCACCGCGTTGATCGCGCGGGTTGACGCAGTCACAGCACCCGGCAGGGGCACTTTGCGAGCATACTCGCCCTCGTTCAGGATTTCTTTGTGTGCAATGCCCAAGAGGCCCATGCTATTACGCAGGGTCTTCGCCAGGCTTTCCATGACTGCGAACGCGCAGTCAGTCACAAATACATTGGTTGCAGCCATAACTTTTCCTTTCGTCTTTCGTTATCGCCCAGCTTTCTCACGCAGCGTCGCGCGTTGCTCAGGCGTCAATTCTTTATATCTGTCGGCCAGTTCTTTCGGGGTCAACTTTTCAACCTGATCGACGGACAGGTCAACGGGCGTTGCATCTGAGTTTCCTTTTGCCCCTTTCCCGCCTTGTACTTTCGATGCAAGCAGGAAGTCCTGGGTAAGGTACTCATCACGCAACTCTTCAATCGTCATTGGCTTGCCGGTTTTGGCGTTGATCCGCCGCTGGCCTTCGTCATTTCGCACGATTGTTTGACCCTTGTCATCAACAGTCACGTCGATATTGAGGAGCTTGGTCAAAGCCTTGTCCGCGCCGAGCGCCAGCTTTGACGCCACCGCACTGACTGCGGCAACAACTGCGCTTCGCGTCTGATCCCGCTCCAAGAGCGTGAGCTTTTCTTTTAGCTGCTGACGGTCTTGTTCGGCGGCTTCCAGTTTCTGCGATAGGTCGCTTGCCTGTTGCTCCTCCTCGGTCTGTTTCGATTTCAGCGCGGCTTCGGCTTTGCGCGCCCGCCCCTCTTGCTGCTGCGCTTTGTTTGCGGCTTTGGCAAGCTCGGCGGACGTGTCGGCCAACTGCTGCTGAAGCTGTGAAAGAACTGTGTCCGGTGTTTCCGGGGTCGTCGTTACGACGGGGGTGTCATCTGGCATATTTGTCCATAAGGTAGGGCTACCATACGCCCATTAAGGCAGGGCGCAAAACCTTCAAGCACCGCGTGGCGCTCGTGACAATATCTTGACAGACAATGGCGAAAGTATCTACCCGCTTTACTTTCTTTTTGCTGTACGTGCCCATTGCACCGAGCATCCGGCCAATCGGGCAATCTGTTTCGAGTTAATGATGCCGCTTCGCACAAGGGCGACAGCTTTGGCAAACTTCGTGACGGGGGACTTGCTGATATATTCCTCACTGCCACCCAGCGTCTGGCAGATACGTGTGATCTCCGCGTCACACGTTGCCACACCATTCTGGCATCGTTGCAGCGACTCGTATATCACACGCACGGGCCAGTTTGCCGTGTTGTATATGCCAGCAAACGAAAACGCTGGATCAGCCATCGGGTTTCTCCTGTAGTTCTACCGCCACGACCCGTCCCTTGCCGCCGCGCGGCCCGGGCTCGCGCACAATCCGCACCGGCGCGCTCATCACCTGCTCATCTGGCAGCAGCATACACTTGCAGTAGCTGCGGCACACGGTCTGCCCGTTGCCTGGCAAGCCGATCACGATCCACTCTTCCATTGTGTGCCGCGTGCCGTGCAGATCAACGCAATCCGGGCAGATGTTGTCGCTGGTTGACTGCCATGTGTACCACGCCTGCGGGTCTTCCGCCGTTGCAGCCAAGTACCCGACTTGGGCGCTGGTTTGTATGCTCGACTCAATGACCCCGCGCAGCTCGGTCTTTAGCGTTTGCATTTGCTCGATCACACGCGCTGCCAGCATCGCCTTTGACCAGCCCTGCTTCTTGGCCTTTGCCTTCATGTTTTCAATGGACAGGTTTGCCATTTCGGCGCGCGTCCTCAAGTCACCAATACCTGACTCGATGCACAGTGCTATTCCCTTGCGCGCTAACTTTTCAACGTCTCGATTGGGCATTGACCTTCCCCGTCATTTCTCGTATTACAGCGTTTGACCACAAGAACACCTGGGTGGCAAACGTGGCAATCACATCCGCCTCCATTGTTTCTCCTCGCACCCCCGGCTGATTCACGTTGTACGCATTGCGCGGCGGGATTTTCTTCTTGGCATTCCCCAAAATGAAGTCTGATTGCTCGTCTTCGTCGCGCCCATCACTGTAAACAATCGCCGCGTCTTTCGACAGCACCTTGCTGGTCAGGCCGTCCTTGAACACCCCTTCGCCCCAAAGCGGCGTCGCGCGCGATATGCCGCGCCGCTCACGATCCAACAGCGTGCTTTGAGCGAGGGCTTTGCCGAACTTCGCCGTGGCGAATAGCCCTGCGCCAATGTTGCTGCGGATGATGCGGATGGCAATCTTGCAACAATCTTCAAGCCACTTCTGTGGTGTGTATTCCGCCATCAGAACTCCTCGATCACAGGTTGTGGAGGCCCGCCATGAATTTCAGTCGCAACTTGTATCAGCACGCGCTCGATGTCGCTGGTGAGGTTCAGCGTGTCGGCCGGCTTGCCCCACATCCGATCAGCGATCTGCTTAACGGCTTCTGGCTTGCCGTCTTTCATTGCCTGCTTGAATAGCATCTGGGTGAACACTTCCTCAATGGTCGTGGTCTCAGGGTCAAGCCCCAGGATTTCAGCGCCCGCCGTGAACACCTTACTGTAGGTGCAGGGGCACCGGCCGATGCGCTTGAATATGTTCTCCTCTTTGCTCTTGCGTTTGAGGTGGATGCTGACGCCCTTGACCAGCTTTGGCGACTTCCCTGGCTCGACGGTGTGCGTGATATTCCCATCGCCGTCGCGGATCACGTACCAGCCGGCGTCCGATTGCTCTTTTGTCAGCGGCGATGGCATGGGCGCATCAAGCTCATTTGGCATTGTCAACCCCGACTTTGTACCCGGCCCGCGCGGCCTTTACAATCAGCGGCGCGGCGACTTTCTTGATCCACGCGCGGGAGTACTTGTCCCACTGGCGCACTGCGTTCCTCGTGTCAAACGTGCGGTCAAAACTTGATGCGCTCGCGCTCATGCTGGCGCGCTTCACCTCGTCAACCGCCGTGATCTTGTCTTTCAGCGCGGTGATCTTTTCTTGCGTGTCATTCGGCGTCGGCATTGTCACCCTCCGGCTGGTCGGGCTATGGCTTTGCAGGGGCCACCGCCGCTGCTGCAAGCCCGAACTCGTCCGCGTCAGCTTGGTACTGCTTCATGTTGTCTTGCGCAAACGTCAGCGCCTCCGCGTCGGTCTTTTGCGCAAAGTCCGGGTTGACGGTTCGCACGATCTGCGCCACGTTCACCACGCCGTTCTTCAACAGCATTTCAAGGCTGCTGATAACAGGCGCGGACAGCGCACCAAACCGCAATGACAGCGACTTGCGCTCCTCTTCGATGATCTTGTCCTGCATCTCTTTGTCGCGCACCTTCAGCCGCACGAAGTACTCAAACCGCTCCATGTACAGTGACACGTTGCGCCGCTGGGCATACGCTTCCAGCTCGGCCAGTTGGTCGGTTAAGCTGTACACATCGTAGGCAACCGGGTATTGTTGCACCACCAGCGTCGCCAATTCCGGCTGGCCCAGATATGCGCTCAAAGTGTCCCACATCTGCCGCTCAAACCGCGCCACGGCGTCCGCAATGATCGTCACCTTGTCTCGCGTGTCGTGCCGCTCCTCAGCTATCGCGGCCCCCGACTTGCGATTGTCAAACAGTTGGGTCTGCGTCGGCTTCATGCCGGCAATGACGAATATGTCCCGCGTCAGTTGCGATGACATCTCAAAGTATTGCGTGAACAGCGTGCTGTCCGGGGAAACATATTGGGGGATGATCTGGCCTGGATCCACTTCCACGAGGGAATTTTGGCCCAGCTCCTTGACCCTTTGCCCGGCCGGCCACACCAAGAACGCAAAGGCCGCTTTTGCAAACAGGTTGACAAGTTGGCTATCATTATTGAACAGGTACTTGCTCTTATCGGCGATGCCGTCGAGCGGGCTGCGATAGTAGCCCTTGTACTTTTTCGATGCAATGATGCCTGCGCGGAAGATTGGCAACATCGGCTTGCCCTGCGCATCACTCATCACCAAGTCGACCCGATTCATCCCCTCCTGCACAATCGTGTTGCCTTCATCCACAAGCTCTTCGGTGATCGTCGCGCCCGTGGGATTCAGCATATATCGGCGGTACAGCGTCATCTCCTTGCCCTCTTGCTTGACTTCCGTGCCCGTGTCAACCAGCGCCATCGTGATGCTGCCACTATGCGTCTCCGTCCAGTCCACAACGTGCGCCGGCGTGTACAGCACGCAATACGGATAGATGCCCGCCGCTTTGCGCTGCGCCTCCGTCTTGATCTTTACGTCACTGGCCGGCGCGTCGATCAAGCCCCAGAGGGATCCGTATGTTGCCATGTGATCGAACACGTCCTGTCGCCATGCGTTGATCGTGGATTGCGCCCCGTCTACGTTGGTAAGTGCGTATTCAAGCGGCGGGGGGACTTTTGTGTTCACCAATGCTTTTGCAAAAGTTTGCACCCACCTCAAAACAATTTCCGCCGGCAGTCCGTGCCAGCAGGCCAGGTCTTTGCGGTACGCGAATTTCTTCGCGCTCTCGGCAGGGTAGCGGTACAGGTGCGCCAGCATCGCCGGCATTCCCTCTACCACGTCTTCATAGAGCGACCACAAGACTTTGAACAAGTCGAAGAATTTATGCCGTTGCAGCTTTGGTTTCGTTTCCATTTTGTTCCTTGGTGTTTAATTGGAGCGGGGTGGTCGGGATTGCGCCGCCACTTTCCGGCTGGACGCCGGCTGTGCTTTTACTTACACTAACCCCGCGTGATATTGGTTTACCCTTGATCGTGCGAGGGTTGTCTTTGTTCGCCACGATCTTCGGCAGCTTGATCGTCTTGATCTCAACTTTCATATTGGCAACCCCGCGCACGTCTCCTCATACTCCCGGTCAGTCATTGCCTGAGTTCGTCGGCAGTACATGACTCCATAGCGGATCATGTCCGGCGAGTGGTCATGCTTCTTGATCGGCTCATCAATGCCCAGCGCTTTTTTCTTCTCATCCCATTGGTACAGCGCCAGCTCCCGCAGCGCGTTCGTGCAATTCTCATGTATCAACAATTCGCCCGTGCCAAGCAGGCCAGCCACCGTGCGCACTCCCGGCAGCACGTCATTCAGCGCCCGGATCACCGACCACCGCTCTTGCTTCAATACCGTGATGAAGGACAGGGCCGAGGGATCAACAACCACCGTTCCAACGGATCGGCCCGCCAGCCATTCAACAATCGAGTCGAAGTATTGCCGGTCAGTTTTCAGCCGCCCAGTGTCGTCGCTGTCATACCAGTATTGGTCGACCAAGTACAGTTTGTCACCATAGTCGTAAAACAAGCCAGCAGTAAAGGGGTTGTTGGTGCCATAGTCAATCGCCATCACGACCCGCTCTGGCGGCGCAATGTTTCCGGCCATATCGCAGGGCAAGTCAACCGTGCGCACGATGTTGCGCTCAGAATCGAGCATGTCGTACACAAGCCCCTCCGCCACGCACCACTCCCCCAGAATGTTCCGCTTGAAAAACACCGAACCCACGGGCCAGAGCTTGTGCATGTTGGCGATATACTCTTCACTCAAGCTCGGGTTGTGCGCACGATCCATCTTCCAGTGCGATGTAGTGATGTGCTTGCCCGCGCGGTCAATGTAATCTTTTTTGAACCAGTGATAGGGGCTGTCCGGGTTGCATGTGCAAAATATGCGCGCGCCTGCAATGCTCATCTGCGCCAGGGCCATGTCGAAGAAGTTGCGAGGGAGTACGGTCACCTCATCAAGCAACCCGCCGGCATACGTGCGCCCCTGTATCGTGGTGGCCATCCGCTCATCGTTCGCGCCGACAACGTCAGTGATGCAATCGAACAAGGTCATGCACCCAATCTTGTAGCTGCATGACGCCCTGCCATAAATCCGCTGTAATGTAGTAACGATGCTGGCCTCGACGCTGTCCATCGTCCGGCCGGCCGCGAGGAACCGCACCGGCCCATGCTCCTCACGCATCCGCAGGACGTGCAAACCGAATGCTACACAAGCGGAATGTGTTTTGCCTGACCGTTTAGCCCCCTCGAAGATGTTGATC